GTGAAGTATTAAAAAGTAAACAAAGATTATTGAAAGAAAATCTGAAAGTGGGAGATTATATTAATACCGAAGAATATATAGTCAAAATAATTGGTAAGGAAAATTAAATGGAAGGAATAGAAAAATCATTACCACAAACTCAATCAGCCCACACTCTAAAAATGATGATCAAACAGTTAAGGACAGGAGAGATTGACTTGGAAGAATATCTTATAAAGTGTGCCTACTGGGGAATGAAAACTTTAGACGATATATATTTTAGGTCTTTACCTTCAAGATCCTTGGAGATAATAGAGTATGAACAACTATCCTGGTCGAAGAAAAATAGGTTAACACATGATTTTTTTACGGATCACCCAGCAATAACAAGATATTACGACCAAAAGAGATGGATTGGAATAATGAATGAAACCAGCCTGTATAAATTAGAAGATATTAAAAAATATTTACCGGAAAGTGAGATAGAAAATCATAAAAAGTTAGATAAAAGAATATTGGACTTTAAAATGAAAATGGAGGGGATTAAATGAAATTAAAAGTGGGAAATGAAAAAATTAAAGGACTTAGCAATCCGGTTAAAAAAGCAGAAGAAACTAACGAGTGGGGCTGGTGGGCGCTGTTTGGTGTAATAATCCTCATGGAAATTCTGTTTGCATTAAAAGTATTAGGGAAGATATAAACATGAAAAAATATAAAATATATGCTCATAAATTGTATAGTCCTAAAGATATAGAAAGAAGGATGGGGATAAAAGAGGAAAAGATAATAGCCTTACTCGAGAGGGAAAGAACAAAGGGTATCCTCGGTAGAAAAATATTAGGGTTTTGGTATATCCGGGGGAAACAGGTAATAGAGATTCAAAAATTATTGAAGGATAAAAAAAGTGGCTAGGATAGTATTCATAGGCGCGAAACTGGAAGATTGGCTACCAAAAAAGGGTAAAAAAGAAAAGACTCCGGAGAAGATACTATATAAGGAACTGTCCGATTTATGGTCTTTACTTATTAAAGAGATCTACGGTTTTGTAAGTCTGGGATATTATCGGTGTGAAAAATGCGGAAAAATATTCAGATCAGGAAAGGGAGCCGGAACCGGAAAAGGCGTAAGATCACATCATATAATTGGCAAAAGAAATGGGAATGTTCGTTGGGACCTAAGAGATGGGAGTCCTTTGGATTCAGGTTGCCACACTATGAATATAGATTCGGCACATCAGGACCGGAGCGCATTTTTAAAGATAATGATTGAGAAAAGAGGCCAAAGATGGTGGGACGGATTACAGAAGAGAGCAGGCCGGAAAGGAGGAAGCAAGAAATGGACCTTGAGACAAATGGAGAACAGAAAGAGGAGATTCAAGAAACTACTCAAGAAATTACAGACGAAGCATTTACCAACCACCAGCTAATTATAAAAATTAAGCAATCCATAACTAAAGATTTCTGGAATCTGGCCATAATGTTAAAGATAAATCGGGACCGGAAATATTATAATATTCTGGGTTACTCGACATTCGAGGAATATCTAGGCACTCCGGAGATTAGTTTGAGTAGAGGGTATGTATTCAAGCTAATCAAAAATTATGAGTTATGGGTACAAAAATATAATGTATCTCCTGCGAAACTTCAGGGAATAGATGCCGAGAAATTATATCTTACCGGGATAGTGGCCACCAAAGAAGATTACGAAGAATGGTTAGAAAGAGCAAGAGTTTTGAGCCGGTCCGATATAAGAGGCCTGATCAAAGGGGAAGAGTATGAGTATTGGGTCAAGTGTCCTCAATGTGGGTACAAGTGGCAGCCATGACAGCAGACAAAGAATATTTTCAAAAGTATTTTCAGGTTCATAAAAAAGAATATCGAAGAAGATATATACAATGGAATAAAGATAATCCCGAGGCAGCAAAAGCAATAAGCAAAAGGTATCGAGAAAAGAAAAGAAAAAAGTCTATAAACAAAAGTGATTATGGGAAAATACCCTTAGAAGAATTATATATTAGAGGATATGGTAAGAGTCTTAGAAAGACAAAAGATGATGTTACTCATATCAGACACAAAAAAAGGATGTTCTGTGTAGACTGCCTCGATTATAAAACAAGAGAATGCCCTGGTTGGGATAGATGTAAATATAAAGAAGAGATATGGTAGAAAAATAAACAAGAAAGGAGGTTAAATAAATGGTATCTCAAAAAGAAGTAGATTTTATGAGTATGGAAATTGATGCTTGGAAACAACAAACTGCTACATTAGTAAAATTAGTAAATACTACTGAAAGCAAGTATGAAGCAAGAGGCAAGTCTCTAAATAAATTGTGGGAAAGAGGAAAAGAACTACAAAAAGAAGTTGCTACACTACAAAAATTCTGTGGCCGGATAACTTTGAATTTAGCTAAATTAGAACTTGAAAACAGAATAATTGTAATACCAGCTAATAAGCAAATAGGATGTGAACCTAAACAATTCTTAGTTAGAGACATCGTAAGGCAATTGATTAATGTAACTGGTTATGATTTAGAGTTTAATGTATTGCAAAAGAAGTTTTTTGGTCCGGTAAATTTAGCAATGACCGGGGAAGAAATAAAGAAATAAAAAAAGAGGCGGAGATTTATTTCTCCGCCTTTCCTCATAGTTTTCAGATTTTATATATATTGCTCAAATTTTATATAACCGCAAATTAAACAGTTATTTTTTTTCATCATCCACCAACTTTATTTTATTCCAACCTCTTCTCGGGATCTTCCAATCAACACATATTTGACGGATCCGTTCATAGGTAACATCGTATATTTTAGCAATTTCCCGGAGAGATTTTGTTTTTACCAGTTCCCTCAATTCACTTTTTTTTATTACCTTCATACAATCACCTCGTTTTTAGATTTTTTAGCTGCACGATTCTATTATGAGCATAACCTAGCAAATGCCAGACCGGATTCTCCGGGATCTGATTATCGGGAATAATCGAAACCGCGGTTACTCTCCGGCCAAACCGATCAAACAAACCTTCTTGTATATTAATTATAGCACCCTCAGCCTTAATATGATAGGTTCTTTTGTGTAATTTTGTGATTTGCATTATTTGTACCTCCTTTTAATAATAGCATTTAACAATTTCATTTACTTTTTTTAAGGTCCATACAGCATTTAGATTCCTTATTTCTTTTATTTCTTTCCACAAATAACCGTATTTTGCCATCGTGTAACAGATAAGAGCTTCCATTTTATAATCATAAGGTTCTATACTGATCAGTGGGATTAAGAGTTTATTCTCTTTTTCTTTGTAAGTGGGTTTTTCCACCATTGCTAAAATATATTCAGGTTTTTTAAATGTTTTTTCAATTTCGTATAGGTCAGGATTTAATTTTACTCTTATTATATGTTTGCATTCTAACCGGCGAAACTTCCAGGCCGGACAGGAACAACCCCACTTATTTTTATCCGACAGGGCAACCACATAATTACCATTGCCATTTTCGCTTTCGACTTTCCATTTTTTGATCCATTTCATTATTAATTTACCTCCTTTAAAAAAATTTTAACTGACAATTATCCTCATCAAAAACCCCCTCTCTTTTCTCAAAATTTACAAATCCGCATGGTTCCCTGGTGATCACATACCACCGGTCCAGCTCTTTCTCTTCATTCTTGCCTAAAAATCTCATTGAAAAAGCTGCATGATTCAGGCCGGTTCTTTTAAATTTATCATCGATAATACTTTTAAGATACGATATTGCAGTCAATTTAGGCCTCCTTTCATATTTTTAACGCTCCAGGATTGCGTACAAGCGACGAATTTAAAGCAAGGCTTATGATTGTACCTTGCTTTTGCTTTACATAATTCAAGTAATCACAACCCCGGGGATTGTCTCTCTTGCGAAACAACGCCCGGAGTTCTGACTGCTACAGGAATTTATTAACTAGTTCCCTATGTACTGCCATACTTGCCCACATACCAAGTTTATTAAACCAAGCTTGATCGTTTTCTATTTCAATATCATATTTAGCCGCTAATTCTTCTTTTGTCTTTTGCCAAACTCCAGGGCTGATACTTCTTTGAACCATAACGTATTTTGCAGTCGGTCCGGTTTTATTATAGTCATAATTATACATATCTGTCATACCATCGAATGATCCAGCTTCGTATTTATTGACTATTTTCCTAATTTCATCGTCCGGTACTCCGTCAGTATAATCTATATCAACAGAATTACCGCCTGCAAAAGACTCCGACCTTACCGAGAATTTAATTCTAGGAAACTTTTCTTTTAATTCTTTTCTTATCAATTTCGCTACTTGTGCATGATCGCTTAACATTTAATTAACCCTCCTATTAATATTTTAGTATCAGTCTAAAATAACCTTAATAAACTCCACCTATAAGAGATGGAGTCTATAAAGCTATTCTGGATAATAAATAGAATCTGCAACGGATCTTAAATCACGTTCTAACTCTTCAAGAGTATAATCTTTGTACTCTTGCAAATTTCGTAAAATATCTTCTAGTCTTGATTGAATTTTCTTTTTTTGTTCTGACATCTTTAAATCCTCCTAACTCTTTGTTTTTAAGCCTATCCTAATATAACACAATTTAACCTAATTGTCAAGATATATTTTAATGCAAGAGATAAAAACCTTTTACCATTGAAGATAAATTGAAATTATGCTATAAACCGGCTATGAAAAAGAAACAGATCCCTCAATCAAAAATAAAAGAAGAATTAATACAAGAACCAGAGAGAGAAGAGAAGAGGAAAGTAGGTCGGCCTTCGATTTTGACTCCTGAGCTGAAAACTAAGCTAATTAAGCTATTTGGGAAACATTTTTTTATCGCGATCGTTGCATCAAAGGCAGGGATTTACCGGCAGCAGATTTATGAATGGATAAGGGAACAGAAGAATTTCCAGACAGATGTTACGCATGCGCAAGGCAAGTGGATTGCACAACAAATGGATCTATTAAGAAAATACGCCAAAGACAAGCGAGAAAAGGACTGGCGCGCCTTAAAATACTTACTTTCAATAGCAGATGCAGAGTTTAACGATAAGAAATTCCTCCGGGAAGAGCCAGGAAAGCGGGAATCTACCCAGATCACCATCATTATCAACCGGAAGGATCTCGAAACATCAAAAATAGAGGCCTCAAAAACAATAGGAGAAAGCAAACTTGAAGAAGAACCGGTCTCATTAATACTATTTAATGAGGAAAAGAAGGAGAAAAGAGGAGAGAAGAGGCAAAAAGCAATATCGGGAGAAGCTGAAACCCTGTAATTATAAGGGTTTTAGCTTGGTATAGTCCTATAATTAACATTATGTAAAGTAAATTTTGAGCTTGATTTGAGCTTGATTTGAGCTTGAGCTGAGGCCGGACCTCGAGCTTGAATTGATTGATTAATTTTTTTGGAGCAACCACGCAAAGGCAGGGGTGGGGGGTCGCCGGATTTCTTTCTTAAATATATATCCCGGTAGCCCTGTCCTAAATGCTACGCATGAAGCTTTTTCAGAGAAAAGTCTTGAAAGGAGGTAAATCATGGATAAATCTAAAGAATATATAAAAAATGAAGAAGAATTAGGAAGATTAGAACTAAAAGCTAGAATCAAAAAGTTGGAAGACCAAGTTAAAGTTTTGGAAGTCCTATGTAACATCTATGCCAAGAGTATGGGAGTAAAAATCGAAAGACTTCCTGGCGATGGTAGATTAATAGTTATTTCACAGATATAAAAGGAGGTTGATATGTCAATAAGTATATATCTAATGAGGTTATTAATTGCATTTTCTTTTGGTACTGCTATATTTATTAATATTTTAGGGATGTTTCACATGAGATTAACTATAGTAATACGCATTTTAACAATTATAGTATTTTTGGGTAGTGGTTTGATGTTATGGGTGATTAAATAAGACGTACCTCTTCCTCAAAATGCTACGCATGAAGAAAATTAAAAAAAGTCTTGAAAGGAGGCAAAAACAATGGAAAATATAGGTTGGGGAACTATTCCTTTGGTGCTATTTATAGTCATTATAGGAATTGGTTTAGGAATAGGTTACTTTTTCGGAAAACGCAAAAAATGAAACTGTTGTAAACAAAGGGCAAATTACCAACCCTGCACCGGTGGGGTAAAAATATGAAAGGAGGAATATCATGGAAAAGGTTAAAGAGAAAGAAATTACTTACGAAGATTTAGAAAATAAAACTAAAAAAGAACTTAAAATTGCACTTGAACATGGCCACAATGATAATTATGTTAATGCAAAAAATTTATCAGAAACGTTAGTAAATATACTCAAAAGATTAAGGTGAATAAGTCAAGAAATTCTCGAAAGGAGCTGTAAATGAGTAAAATAAACTGTTTGAAGTGTCTAAATAGAACTTTAGACTGGTATTGTGCTGCAGCACATCATGAAGGGGGATTTTTAAAGAAGATAGAAAATAAGAATGTTGTGCCAAAATGGTGTCCGAAGCTGAAAAAATGAAACCCTTATAAACAAAGGGTAAATTACCAGTCTCCCATGGGGCTGGTATACGCATGAAAGGAGTTAAAGATGGATGAATATGATGTTCTTTTATATGATATTAATAGGGAAAAGAGAGCGAAAGAAGAAAAGAAGTTTTGGAGAGGCAAAAAATGGAATAAGAAGCAACTGGAAAAGTTAGAAAAGCAGATGGAACCACCTTTGCAGATAAACATGATTAAAAGTGGTCAGGAGATCCAAAGGGAGCAGATGAGAAGACAAATGGGTTTGACCGATACAGAAGGGATAACCATAACGGAAGAAAATCTTAAAAAACTCATGGCTGATCTGTCGAGATCCATATCTGCAAAAGGTGTTATATATTTAGAAGGTGTATTTTATAAAGATTTTACGCATTTCTGTAGTGCCTTGCTCGAAAAATATTTTACTAAGGAAATAAATTAAAATGTCCATAGAATTTGATTTCCAGGAAGAACGTGAGCGCATCACCTTTACAGAAAAACAACTTGTTGCCCTGAGGATACTTAATAAAAAGGGTGTCCGAGGTCTATTATTTGGCGGGGCAAAGGGCGGAGGAAAATCAGTACTCTTATGCCGGTATGCCTGGCTATATTGCAAGTCGATCATTAAATATTTTAATATACCGGTTTTAAGAAGTCCTATACCATTGGGATTTTTAGGGAGACTTCAGGGAGTTGATTTTGATGATACCACACTGGAGAGCTGGAAAGAATACATACCGGAAGAAGATTATAAGATTAAAGAAAAAAATAAAGAAATTATCATTGAGAATAGAGTTAAAATTCAGTATGGTGGATTAGATAATAAAAAAGTGGTTAAAAAATTTAATAGTGCCAATTATGGTTTTTTCGGTCTGGATCAGGCCGAAGAAATTGAAGAAGATAAACTAACCGAGCTAAGATTGACCCTTAGAAGAAACATAGGTGGAATTCCTCTGCCATTTAAAGAACTCTATACCGCCAACCCAGCGGACTGCTGGCTGAAGGATGAATTTGTCTTAGGCCACAATAAGAGATTTGTTTTTCTTCCTTCCTTGCCTTCAGATAATTCCTTCTTGCCTTCCGACTACGTCGAAAACATGGAATACACCCTGCGTAATAGACCGGAATTGTTAAAAGCTTATCGTGATGGTTCCTGGGATATATTGGCCGGGGCGGATATTGTAATACAGGATAGATGGATTGATAGGGCGAATGAAAACAAGTTTCATAAGCCGATAAGAAGAGTTATTGTGTGTGATCCTGCAAAGTACGGAGACGATGAGACCGTTATCTATGGTATGGAAAATACCAAGATATTAAAACCACCCCGGATATACGGTAAAAAAGATGAGTATTACACCGCCAATGAAATGGAGAACATGGGTTTAGATTTTAAACCTTCACTTTATATAATCGATGGTATAGGAATAGGTAGCGGAGTAGCCTCCATATTAAGTAATAAGGGATTACCTGTTTTAGTTATAATGAGTTCAGAGAAGCAGGAATCCGGAGTTCCTAAACAATTTTTAAACCGGAGGTCACAGATATGGTGGTATGCCGGTCAGCAATTCGGTGATAATGAAGTGGAGTTACATCACAAAGATCAGGAATTAAAAAGACAGCTTACCGTTCCCCGATATACTTACAAAGGCGATAAATTTATGATCAGGTCAAGGGATGAGATTAAAAAAAGTTATGGCCGGTCTATTGATAGGGCAAGTGCTTATGTTATGGGAATTTGGGGACTGCAGTACGCAGAGGAAGAAGCACCGGAAGCTAGGCCGGAAGACTTTTTTACTGAGGAAGATTTGGGTGCTGGTTTTATGTCGGCGTAAATAATTTTGCTTGCTAAAAGACCTCTTTTATGATAAAATATTCATAAAGGAGGGGATAAATATGTTTGATAGAAAAAAATATATTAAAAAATATATGAAGCAATGGAGAAAAAATAACCCTGGATATGGAAAAGAATATCACGAGAAATGGGAGAAAAATAATTCCGAACATATAAAAGAATACAAAAAGAAATGGTATAAGGATAATTTCGAACATATAAGAAAAATTCGGAGGCAACGATATTTAAGAGACCGTGAAAAAGAATTAAAGTATGCGAAACAATGTCGTAAGGAAAAAGTACAATATGTCCAGGATTATAAACTTTCCAAAGGGTGTTCTCTTTGCGGATATAATAAGAATCCGAGATTTTTAGGTTTTCATCATCCTGATGATAATAAAGAATTTAATGTTTCAGTTTCTGGTATGAGTTTAGAGAGAATTAAAAAAGAAATAGGTAAATGTATTCTTCTTTGTGTAAATTGTCATTCAAAATTACCTCGAAAAAAGAGAATAGTTGACAAAAATTAAAAAAAGGTGTAATAATAAAATTGTTAAAATCAAAATCAGATGAAGTTATAAAAAAAATAATTATTAAACTAAAAGAGATTTTAGAAGAAAATCCTGATTTTACTGGCTCAGTTAATATCAATTTCTGTTTAGGTGGTATAAGCAATATATATAAAAAAGAAAAAGTTTAACTTGCAGAGGTCATGCACAAAACGTTCCACCCTGCTGATAAGGGACCAGGGGTCCCTTCGAGAGATAGGCAGGGTGGTCAAAAAAGAATATATAATTTAAAGAGACTGCTCTAAAGAAGTCCTATAAGGAAAACTCTGAAGAAGCTCTGATAACGGGAAACCGTTTTTCAGGGCTTTTTTTTATTTGGAGAAAAAATGGTAAAAACGATAACCGAAGAAGAAGAAAAAATAAGATCATCAGATTCTGAAGAATCGGAAACTGCTTTAGTTAGTAAAATGGAAAAGTTTAACCAGGAAGCAGAGGAAGGGAATGCCAGTTGGGTAGATAGGGCTATCAAAAATTATGACTTTTATTGCGGGAAGCAATGGAGTCCGACAGATTTAGCCAAGTTGAAAAAAGAAAGAAGACCTGCCCTTACCATTAACCATATCTTACCTACAATCAATCTTTTATCGGGGATGGAAAGAGAAAATAGAAATGATATCAATGTATACCCCAGAAAAGGCGGAAAACAAGCTGTAGCTGATGTATTCACCGGACTATCTAAACATTCTATGGATCTTTCTAACGGTGAATTTGAACAATCTATGCAGTTTTTAGATGGTGGAATAGGGGGAAAAGGCTGGATAGGCCTAGATATCTCTTATGAAAAAGACCCCATTAATGGAGATATCGTAATAGAAAGAAATTCTTCGTTTGATATAAAAGAAGATCCCAATGCTAAAACCTACGACCTGAATAAATCCGCTAAATATATAATCCGTTATTACTGGGGAGACAAAGAACAGGCTTACTTGCTCTATCCTAAAAAAGCGGAAGATTTAGGAAAATACCTGGAAAGTTATAGCGGTCAAGACGCTTTTGAAATTAATCCAACAAAACAGACTGATACTGATATGTTAAGACCTTCTAATTATCGTTACCGCATAAAAGAAACCTGGTGGAAATCCTACAAAAAACAATTATTCTTGATTGATAAAACCAATCTTATGTTTATCCCCGTTCACAAGTCTCAGGAACCGGTTTTAGAGGCACTCCTCACCAAAGACCGGGAAATGGCAGAAAAAGAAAAAAGACCATTAAAATATAACACTACTTCCCGAATAATCCCGGTTATGAACGTAACTACTACTCTGGGAGATATTGTTTTAGAAAATATCGAAGATCCCTTCAGCGGTTTAACTTTATTCCCCTACATAAGATTCTGCCCTTACTGGTCAGATGGTTACATCTTTGCGGTGGTAGATAATTTGATATCTCCCCAGGAAGAAATAAACAAGACCTCTTCCGGGATATTACATATGTTGAATAGAACCGCTAATACCGGTTGGCTCAATAAAAAGATCGGCGGAGCAATTATGAAAGTTTTGGAAACCTTCGGCTCAAAAGCAGGAATAGTAATCGAATATGTAGACACTCCACCTACAAAAATTGAACCCAATAAATTACCTGCCGGACATTTTACCCATAAACAGGATGCAGTTAATAACATCAGGATGATATCCGGTTTAAATACCGCCAGCAGGGGCGAAGGGGCCAAAGAAGAATCTGGTATAGCCATGCTCCGAAGGCAGAAACAGGGAGCGGTTATATCAGAAGTAGTTTTTGATAATTATAAATTCACTCAACAGATTTTTGGTGAAACCTTAATAGAATTTATCAGACATACCAACGTGTATTCTCCGAGTGAAATAGCCGAGATATGTATTGAAGAAAAAATGAAGATAGATCCCAATCAGTTAGCTCAGGCAATACGTTCATTTAGAGTTGGCCACTATGGAATTAAAGTTTCTTCTAGACCTTCTACTCCGACTATAAGATTGGCCAACTTTGAAATGTTAGCTAGACTGGCTGAATCTGGATTCCCGATCCCAATAGATATTTTGTTAGAATCTATGGATATACCACGTAAGGAAGAGATGATTCAAAGAGTCAAAGCCCAGCAAGAACAACAACAGCAAATGGCTCAACAACAAGCAGCTCAAGGCAGACAACCTAAAGGCAAAGCGTCTGCTCCGAAGCAACAATCTCTCGTAGGACGTGCAATGTAATGCCATATAAAGATAAAGTTAAATATTTCCCTACCAGAAGGGTGAAAATCTGGAATAACCCTCACTCCGAGGGACGAAAGGAGGCGAAAATACATGGAAATTAAGGAAGAAGGGCAAGAAACCCAAGATAAAGTTAAAGAAGAAAAGACCTATAGCGAAACTGAACATAAGGGAGTAATTAGTGATTTGCAGAAAGAGAGGCAACAACGCCACGATTCAGAATTTAAGTTTTCACAATCTCAGGCTCAACTGGAATCTCTCAGAAAAGAGAATGAAGAATTAAAAAGGAAGTCTGAAGAGAAAGAAATCAAAAAATCTGTAATCGAAGGCGAAGACGGAGATATCCTGACTAAAAAAGATGGTAGAGAGATCGAATCAAAAGTTATGACCAGTATTGATAAAGCACAAAAATTGGTAAAAGAAAGGGACGACAAAGAAAGATTGGATGCTAATTACCAAAAATCTCTTACCGCTGCTCAAACTAAATATGCAGATAGAAAAGATATAGGTTTGGATTTTGAAACAGTTCGTCAGGCTGCTCTCAGAAGAATTGGCGGTAGAAAATACAAACAACTGGACATTTATACTTCTGATAACCCAGGTGAAGAACTTTATAAAGAAGGTTTAGAAGACCCTGAAATGAAAGAGAAACTTGCATTAGTCAAGAACGAAAAAATCCTTGATGACATGGGAAATCGTAAGGTAGACAAGAAGGGCTTAACCGGCGAAACGAAGCAATATGGCTTCCATTTCTATACTATTGACGAAGTTGCTGCCATGAAACCGGAAGAAGCCTTAAAAGTAAAACCAGACATAGATAAATCTATGTTGAAGTGGTAAAAATCCTAACTGAGAGGAACTCAGGCAATACTTCACTCCGAAGGTAAAAGGAGGGCAAACATAAACAAATAATAAGAAAGGAGTGAGTTAAATGTCTATAAGAGACGCAATACCTGTAATTTTTGCGGCAACATTACTTCAAGAATTAAAGAACAAACTCGTATTTGGTAAGATTGCTTTCAAAAAGCACAGCGGAGAAATAAAAGAAAAAGGCGATAGGATAAAACTAAAAGGCTATGGTGGAGTAACCATCAATGATTATAACCCTGGTGACCCAACCTGGGATGCAGCACATCCAAACGGTATTACTTACGAAACACCCGAAGCTGCTGCTATGTTCCTGGACGTTGACCATGCTAAGGATTATGGTATCAAGTTACACGACATTACAGAATTACAAAGTGATCCTGCTGCTCGAGAACATTACGCCAAAGAAGCTGGTTATGGATTGGAACAGGAAGTAGATAAATATATTGCTGGTTTATATACCCAGTCAGCATTCGGAAGTTATGTTTTAAAACATACTGGAATGACTACTGCTCTTATAACCAGTTATATAGGCGAATTATGGAATTCTTTAAACGCTGTAAATGTAGAGAAAAAGTTTTTAACCATACCTCCATGGGTTGCTTTGAAATTACTACTTGCTGGTATCCTTAATGCTGATGACTTAAAAGGCGAACTCAAAAATGGTTTTATTGGCAGGGTATTACAGTTTGATATGTATATGTCAAACAACTGTCCTGCTTTAGTTGCTGCTACTGCTGGACGCAGACGTAATATCATTATGTCTGGTTCTTACCAATCAATTGCCTTTGTCGATCAGATGACCGAATCCGAAAGTCTTCGTTCACAAGGATACTTCGCTGACCTTATCAGAGGACTTCACGTTTGGGGTGCAAGAGTAGTTAAACCAAAAGAGTTATTCTACCTCGATTTAGAAGAAGCACCTGAGACTACGATTTAAAGTTAATTGTTAATATGAGGGGCTTTTATAGCCCCTCTGAAATATGAATAGGAAAGGAGATAAAAATAATGCCTTACGTAAAAACTGTAGCTACTAATACTACTTTGGCAAGAGAAGTCATTAAAGTAATAGCGAATATGGCTGCAACCGCTGCTGGTAAACTGGGAGCATTATCCGCCACTTTTGTTCATAATGCGTCAGCCGCAGACCATATAACCGGAACTGGGCTTGAAGCATTTGTAGCAGATACAAAAATAAAAGTTGTCGGATCAGTCAGTAATGATGGAATCTATACCATTGCTTCCAAAACAACCAATGATATTACCTTGATAGCAACTGATGTTTTAGTTAGTGAAGGACCTACTGCCACCGTTTCGATATTAGGTATAGAAGAGTTTGTGATTACACCAACCAGGAGAAACGAACAAACAGTCATTGCCATAATGTATACCACAGATACCGGTGTGACTTTTAGTTTGGCGCCTGGTGCTTTTTGGGCTGCTGGTGTAGCTTTAACCGGAGCTGTAACCATAACATTACTCAATTTGTTATCTGTAGAGACTGCTAAGTATCTACAGGCTGATGGGACAATGATATTGACCTTAATCCCTGTAGTTAACAAAGCACTTCTAACTGATCACGTTGCCGAAGTAGGTTTAGTCGAATTACCATAAAAGAAAAAGAGGGAGGACTTTTGTCTTCCCTCTTTTTAAAAGGAGAAAATATGCTTTTTTATAGTGTAGAGAAAAATCTTGTGGTAAATAGCAAGAAAACAAAGAAAATAATAGCTCGATTTAAGGATGGAATATTTGAAACTGATGACCCTATCTTAATTGATAAATTAAAACCATATTTTAAACATAGAGAAAACCCACAAAATAAAAAGAGAGGGAAAACATTTGAAGAGATATATGGAAAGAAAAGAGCAAAAGAAATGAAAAGAAAAATAAGTAAGACTCTGAGAGGAGTGAGTTAAATGTCAAAATCCAGTCAAGAAATTGCAGTTATAGCACTGGGAGCAAGTCAATCCCAGGCTATAAGAAAACCCGGTTACACTATTGTAGGGATTATAATGCCTGCTGCCTGGACTGCTGCCGATATTACTTTTCTAGTATCGAATAATCCGACAACCGGTTTTGTTAAATTGGTACAGGCAAGTGATGAAGCAGAAATAACTTCAAAGGCAAGTGCAAGTGAGTCTATTGTCTTTAATGGAGCTATTAAAGAAGCATTGGCTTTAGGAGTATACTTTAAAATTCGTTCTGGGATAGCAGCCACACCAGTTAACCAAACCGCCGGAGCAAACTTAACTATAATCTTTGAGGAAAAAGGGAAGTAATTTTATGCCTTATCGTTTAAGCAAATTAAAAACTGGCAAAAAAAAATTTGTGATGAAGAGTTTAAGGACCGGGAAAATTTATCATTATAGCACTGCTGCGGCTCGGAAGAAAGCTATGAAAATACATCATGCCTTTGCCCACGGATGGAAGCCGACCGGGAAAGCTAAAAGAAAAACCAGAAAAAAAAGAAGATGATTAAATGATAAAAGGTAGTCATCATAGCGAAGAAGCAAAGGAAAAGTTAAGTGAATCATTAAAAGGCAATAAAAATCGTTTAGGCATTCCTTGTTCAAAAGGAGCAAAAAGAAATATAAGTGAATCTCTTTTGGGGAATAAAATATGTCTTGGTAGAATACTTTCTGAAGAAACAAGAAATAAAATAAGTAAAGCACATATTGGGAAAAAATTATCAGAGGAAACAAAAATAAAAATGAGGGGTCATGTATCTTGGAATAAAGGCAAAAGTCTATCGGAAGAAACAAGAAAAAAAATTAGTGAAGCTCTTAAAGGCAAAACTTCTTGGAATAAAGGGAAAATATACTCTCAAATATCTGGCTCGAATCATCACAATTGGAAAGGTGGAATAAGTTCTTTAGTCAGAAAAATAAGAACTTGTTTCCAATATCGTCAATGGCGTTCTGATATTTTTACTCGTGATGGTTTTGTTTGCCAAAAATGTGGGAAGAGAGGTTGTGGTGAATTGAATGCTCATCATATTAAAAGTTTCTTTAATATTCTACAAAGATATGAAATTACAACATTTGAAGAAGCTTTAAAATGTGAAGAATTATGGAATATTAACAACGGCATAACTTTATGTGAAAAATGCCATAAAGAAACTTATAAAGGAGTGAAAAATATTGATCCTCAAAAGTGAATTAATTTCTGTGGTGAACGAAACTTTAAAAAGAAAATATACTGTTGACGGAACGGACTTGGATGCAAAAATTACTTCTGTGTTAAAAGATTTATCTAAGAGAGGGAATTTCCTAACCGAAGAAAGCACAAGAAAAACTATTGCTAATCGGCCTTATTATTCAATGCCTGATCATTATAAAGACCGGCTGTTGATAATGCTTGATGATTATTACCCTCTTGAGTGGGAAACCTTCAAGAAGTATCAGGAAGAACGTTCTTTGAGTCCTGATAATACGGATTATCCTCAAGCGTTTAGCAAGATGAATAAATTCTATTACTTGAGACCGACTCCTGATTCGGATGATTATACCATCAGGCAATTTTTTGCCTATTATCATCCTGAAAAGATAATTGTAGATGAGACAGAATATAAAGCCTGTGATTATATACTTTTTAATGATATTTACCGTAAAGCTATTGAGATGAGATTGCTTTGGGAAGTGGCTTCAGGTTTAGGAAGGTTTAAAGATGCTCAAGAGTATATGACCTACTATATAAAGGACGAAGTGCCAAGTTTATTAAACAACATTGATGAAGACCCGACAATTTGCGATTATCCCGAAGATTAAGGAGTAAAAAAATGGACAAACAATCTTTTGGTATATTTGCCACTATCGGAGGATTAAAGAAGGATTTTCCGGTAGTCTTAATTTCTAATGTTTTTACTCCTGACAATTCAAATATTTTACTTAAAGACGGAAAAATAATTCGGAGGAAGATGAGAGAGAAAAATCTAATAGATGGTGTAGGGGCAAAAGTACGGACTACTGACGAAAATCCTATTATTCACTATCATACTTTTATAAAGAGGTCTACTGGCGCGCAATATTTACTTGGCTTCACCAAAGCTCACATCTATTGTTGGGACTGGGATGCTAAAGAGTGGGTTCTAAAATGGACTAATCATAATATATCTGTAAGTACCATATCATTTACTCATAATGCAGCATCTGCTGATACCATAAACGATTCTGGAAACGGTTTTGTAACTGCTGGGTTTGTAGAAGGAGACAAGATTACCGTTACGGGCGACAGTGATAATAACGGAGATTATACCATTGATGCCGAAGTTGTTGCGGGAGTTATTACTCTTATCGCTAGTGATACCTTAACCACCGAAGCAGCAGGGGATTCAGTTACTATCGTTGCTAATTGTGAGAATTGGGAAACGGGAAGTTATAACGATAAGGTTATTGCTACTAATGGTATAGACTTTGTCTTAGCTTGGACTACTTCAGGTGATTTTGCAGCTTTAGATACTGCAACTGGTATTGAATATGAAACTGGTAAATTCTTAACTAAAGCCAAACATCTAACTATTTATGAGAGCTTTCTTATCTTGGGATACACCTATGAAAATGGAAATTGGTATCCCCAGAGATTTAGATGGAATGCCATCGGACAAGAAACCGAATGGATAGCTGTTAATTCGGGCAGTACCGAAGTGGGGAAGTCTGACTTCATAAAGGGTTTTGGGAAATATCAAGGACTTTTAATTGTTTTTAAAGCAGAAAGTTATTATAAATATTGGTTAACCGCTGATACCGTTCTTGTTTTTAATGGAGTTTTTATCTCAATGAAAATCGGGTGCAGGTGTGGCAAATCAATTGTAAATGATAGTAAGGGAAGATTATACTGGTACGCCTCTGATGGTACTTTTAAGGAGATTTCAACAGGAACAATCTCTCAACCGATACAAACCGATATCGTTGATTTAATATACCAAACTTCAGTAGAAAAGATGAGAAGTGAATTTATAGATTTAACCGAAGAAGTTTGTTGGGCTGTTCCAGTAGGTAATGTTTTAAATAATAAACTTTTAACTTTCAAAGAAGGCAAATGGGGAAAGGTAGATATGGCAATTCCAGCGTTTGGAGGTTATTTAGAACCATGAGTATATTAATTTTAAGACCTAACGCAAATGGTAGAAATGCTATCGTTGACAGTAAACCTAATCCCCCAGCTTGGAGTTGCGTTGATGATGTTTCGCCAGATGAATATAGCACTTACCTTAGAAATTGTCTTGGTTATGCTTTAAGTGCTTCATTCCTTCTTCCAAATCACTCTTCCAGTGTAGGCGGAACTATCAATTCTATTAAAATTTACTATCGCACTTTCGGAGATGAAACACACCCTCACGAAAGTCCTTATTTTTACATAGGTAGTAGTATATATTGGGGGACAGAGGTTGACCAACAATTCTCTTGGGTAACAAAATCCCAGACCTGGACTACCAGTCCTAAAACAAGTTTACCCTGGACTTGGGAAGAGATAGATGACCTGGAAATAGGGGTTTATATGGACAAGCCAGAATGTTATCTTCATTGCTACATTACCCAAATATATGTGGAGATTGATTACGAAGCTATCCCAGTTGTTTCCTCTGTAGCAACCTCATTAATTGAAGAAACTACTGCCACAGGAAACGGAAACATCACCGCTACAGGAGATTCTTCGGTTACTAAACGTGGAGTATGTTATAACACGACAGGTAATCCTACGGTAGCGGACAGTATAGAAGAAGATACACCTGGTCCCTATTCGACAGGTGCTTTCTCGAAGAATCTTACGGGTTTAACTCCCGGACAGAAATATTACATCAGGGCTTATGCTTATAATTCCGAAGGATACGGATATGGAAGCGTTCTAACTTTTACCACTAAACCTAATCCACCTACCGCTTTGGCGTGTGCAGTAATCAGTAGCACCCAAATTAACCTCACTTGGACTAAAGGAACTGGTGCAGAAAAGACAATGGTTCGGAGGAAGATAGGAAGTTATCCTACTTCGCCGACAGACGGAGATGAAGCATACTACGGTACTTTGGTAGCCTATAGTGATGACGACCTCGCAAGATATACTCATTACTATTATCGAGCTTGGTCTTTTAAGACTGACGCACCTAATTCGGGTTGGTCTGACGCTTATTCGTCAGACGATGATTCTACTCCTGCCGAATTAGCAACCATACTTACTCATGACGCAACAGGAATTTTACAAAATCAAGTAACGGGTAACGGAGAAATAACCGATACAGGTGGAGTTGATGTTACTGTAAGAGGGTTTAAGTATGCCTTAACCAAAGACCCTTTAAATGATGTCCATGAGGAGGATGGAACTTACGGGATTGAAGAATACGATTTAATTATATCCGATTTACAAGCTAATACCGAATACTGGTATTGTGCTTATGCTGTAAACTCGATAGGAACTGCTTATGGTGAGTGGGTTAAGTTTCAAACTCCTGCTTCGAGTGTTATTCCTACGGGAACAAAAATAAATATATGCAGTGATAATTCGGGATACACCTATGAACTTAATAAATCTTTAACTGATGACGGGGAGTCTTACGAATCTTATTTTGTGTTATCTACAGACCTGGCACAAAAGCAAGGATTACATTTTAATAAAAGATTGGAGGATTTATTTTCATATTTTGAAAAGAAAGATTCGGGAACTTGTAAAATCTATGTCAAATGTGATAACGAAGCAGAATGGCAATATGCAGGGGAGATTTCTATGACCGGAGATGAGGATATTATTATTAAACATCTTCCAAGTGATAATGAGGATATCAGCGGAGATGTAGATTTCTTTGCGAAGACATACTTAATAAAATATGTCTTCCAAAATGACTTTGAGTTTATTGGTTTAGTAACCGAGGCTATCCCAGAAGGAGAAAGATAGATGGCTGAATTTTTAAAAACACCAAAAAATTTAATCTTACCAGATGTAGAAAAGATAAAAGATCCAGAAGCAAAAAAAGTGTGTGAAGAATACAATAAAGCCTTCAATGAATTGGTAATTGCTGTATATTCAGACTTTTCATGGCTTCATAAAAGAATCTACGATTTGGAGCATCCATAATGGAGAAAGAAAATAAAGAAAAGGAAGAAAAGAAAAGGAAAATTAAACCAAATGAAATCTATATTATAAATAAATTAAATTTTGCTGATCAAGCTAAAGTATTGGCTAAGATATGTATGACTTTGAAATTTGCCAAAAAAGAACCGATGGATCCAGATATATTCATAGAAAATACTACTAAAGCTTTAGCTTTCAATCGTTGCATTATATTAGTTACTTTCGATGAAAAGATGGAGTTAAATAGTTGCGTTGTATTACTTCTAAATAATAATCGTTTTAAAGGAAAAATATTATGGATCGATTGGGCCTGGAGTGATGGTAAAGATTTAAAATTAGGATTAAAAGTTTTTAAAAAAATAGAAGAATTAGCCCAAATATTAAAAGCCGATAGAATCGCTGGAGCTATGACCAGAGGGTTTAGGGCTGTTTCAAAAAAATATGGCTTCAAGGAAGCCTATCGAGTTATTGAAAAGGAAGTGAAAAACAATGTGGAATAAATTTAAAAGAATTTTAAAAAATGCTTTGTTTTTTCCAGTTCTTATTGCTTTTGCAAGCAAAGGACATTATGAGGAAGATGAGCCGCCAGAACTGCTTGAAACAGAATATACCGACCCTGCTATGGAGAAATTAGCAGAATTGATGGGTAGGGATGTCACTCTTCCGACTGTAGATTTGCCTAAATTGTCTGATGCAGAAAAGAAACTGGTAGATTTTGGAACTAATATTATACAAAAGATGATGGGAGCAGGAACCCCTGAACCTTATGAGATTGGTTTGGAGAAGATAAAAAGTGTATTAGGTGGAGAATATAATCCACTTACCTCTCCTTATTATAAAGGACTAAAGGAAGAGGCAGCCAGATTTGAAGAACAAGGCATAAGCGATATAAGACAACGCAGTCAATTGGGTGGAATGCTTTATAGTGAACCGGCAATGGGAGCAGAAGCAGAATTTAAGGGAATATTAGGAACTGGATTGACTAAAGAATTAGGGAGACTTTATGAGTCAGATATAAATAGACAAACCAGTATGATACCTCAATTATTAGGTTATGCTGGATATGAGTCTTCTTTACCAGGACAAAAAATAGAAACATTAAAAAGCTTTGCACCAATGGCAGGACAGGAAAGAGATATTGCTACCAAACAGGCTTTAGCTGATTGGCAGGTAGGGACTCAACAGGAATTATTCCCATTCCAATACCAAGCACCTATTGCACAATATATGGCTGATTGGGGTAACTGGTACCAACCTACACAAACCTATCACCCTGGATTCTGGGATTATGCTGGCGGTATTCTCGGTGGCATTGGTTCAATATTATAAGGAAGTGATTTTATGAGAGTATTACAATTTCCTTCACAATATCGGCAAGGTGAAGCTCCTTACGATATTTTTAAAGATCGAATGGCCGCGATAAGTTCTATTACGAATGGAATAAAAAATATAATCGCTAATAAATTTATCAATAAACAAAACACTATGATTGCCGAACAGATTCAGAATGAAATTGATAAGCAGAAAGCTATTGATTTATCTAATTTGATTTTGAGTGATCCACCGGATGAAATTTATCCGGCTAATCTTGAAGATACGATAGGTCAGTTTATAGATAAATTTTCTATGGGCCCGATGGCACAAAAAGAAACCATGATGGGAAATTTGCCTTCTCCAACTCCCCAAGTTGGTATTCCTAGTGGCGTAATTCCAACTGGTACACTTCCAGGTGTAACTCCTGCACCAAGTGGTATAACTCCAACTATGGGTAGAACTCCAACTCCAGGTGTAACTCCAACTGCACCAACGGAGGAAGCAATGGTACCAAAGGATGATATTTATCGAATATATAATGCAGTAAAAGAATTGCCGACTGATCAGATAACCTGGGATAACGTTTATAAAAAAATGACTGAGAATAAACCTTTCTGGATGGGGGCTACAGATTCAGAAAAATTTGTATTAAATCAGATGATGGAACAGGTAAAAGACCCCAGATCTAAGTTAGCAAGTGATATAAATTTATCTAAATTAGTGAAGGAAGCTTTCTATCCGGAGGAAGAGAGACCTGGTAAATATCCCTATACCCGTGAAGAAGTACTTGAATATGAATCTTTAAAAGAAGCTGGTAAACCTGATATAAAATCTATTTTAGCAAACATTCCCGAAGGATTTGAGTTAAGTAGTATTAATACTTCTACTGCTGGGACAACATCTTTTTCTTATAAACCAAAAGATACGACTACCGTTTGGGAGTTTAATACTTACGATGAGGCACAAGAATTTGCCAGGACACATCCACAAGAAGGATTTATTCCTAAAATAGAAACCAATAAACAAGGATTTGATGTGAACTGGTATCAGAAAACTGGAACTACCATAAAACCACCTACTATATATGAAGCCAAAGCTATAGAAGAAACTCTTATGAATAATGTAGAAAGTATGAGTGATATGGCTTACGAATTAGATAAATTAAAATCTCAAGGTAAGGACACGAGTTTTTATGAAACAAAAGAATATTATGCAAAATTAATGAAGAAAAAATATGATGAAGCAATGGATGTTATCAAATATTGTACACAGGGTATAAAAAGCGATAAAGAAGTTGATGAAGATGAACTTAATTACAAAGAGACTTATCAAGAATGGTACGAAAAACTTAAAAATTATGACCAAGAATATTTCAATGTAACAGGTAAACATTTATTAGAAGAAGAATCAGAAATAGCAAAAACAGGAGAAACTAACAAAATCTTAGAATTAGCTAAAGAAATGATTGCAGAAAAAAAGTCATTAGAAGATCTTGACCTTGATAAAGTAAAGTCTATGGGAATTGATATAGAGGAACTTAAAAAAACATATATGAAACTTTATTTAACAAATAGATGAGGGGGGAAATGGGAATACTTGATTTAGTTTTAAAAAAAGAAGAAGAAAAAAAGAAACTTGGTAGTCAATTTGGTGGAAATTGGGGGCTTTCTGATTTACTAAAAGAGACCCAAAAAAAAGAAATTGTCCCTGAAGTTAAAGCAGAAGCAAAGGCCGAAGGTGGCACAAAACTTGAAGAGCCAAAAAAGGAAGAACCAAATCCATTTGATACTCTTAACGAATCCATTTTAAAAAATTATAAGCAATCTCAAAGTCTAACCAAGAAACTGGAAGCATACCAAGCAGAGTATGATTATGCTCCGAACAATATTAAGCCTTCTATTGCTGCTAATTATAATAAATTAGCTAAAGAAAATAATGATTTAGTTAAACAATTACAAATTGATATTCTTAAGAGAGACCAGATGATTACTACCATAAATAAAACTAATTTTATGAAATATAAACAATTAACCGGATTGCCTGGCGAAGCAGGATATAAAACACTTTTGCCCGAGCCAAAAAAACCTGAAGTGCCTTCTTCTCAATTTGGTATTCATGAACTCAACAAACCTGAACAGATAGGTAAAGTCCAGAAGGGTGTTATCGGTGCTTTTGGAACGTGGGAAGCTAAAAAGAGGACTATGCCTGAATTGCAGAATGTAGAGGATTTTGGTAATGAAGTGTTTAAGCAGGGTGATGAAAGAAACCAAATAGCTTATATACAAGAAGCATTAACAGGAATACCAAAAGAAGAAACTTTAAAGGATTTACAAGCTAATTGGGATAAGTTTAAAAATATTAATCCTGATATAGATGAGAGAACCTGGAAAGAATATTACAAACAAGAGGGATTTTGGAAAACTTTAATAACCGGACCAAGTAAAGGCAAATATGATGAAGCCATTAAACTTCGTAACCAATTAATAGATATAGCACAAAAGGTATCAGAGCCAGGAGCTGATATAATTGGTCAGTTAGGCTGGTCTGGTATGGTTATTATGATGGGTGCGCAGGCAGTAGGCGCTATTTATAAAGGCGGTATGGTAGTTGAGAATAAAGTAATTAAGGGCGAGAAATTACAGCAGGCAGTTAAGAGAATACAGGAAGCATATATAAAAGAAACAGGCAAGTTTAAATCATCATTAAGTCAAAATGATTTTAGATTAGCACAATCTTTAAACCAGACCTTAAAACAATATGGTAAAGAAATATTTCCCTTACAAAGTGTCCAAGTGCCTCAAGAAGTGTTTATGGGGCAAGCAGGGCATATTACTAATTTAGTTAAGATTATACAAAATGCAGGCAAATTAACACCTGATATCGCTAATCAATTAAAAGTAATGAATCCTGTTGATACTGCATTAGTATTTGAAGAATTGAGTCTTGCTTCACCGGCCATTGCTGCAAAGGTAGCTTCTCAATTTGTAGAGCTTATGCCTCAAAAAATAACCAAGATACCGAAAGCACCAAAAGCTGGGGAGGGAATGACTCCGGAGGAATTAGAACAGCTTGAAAGATTAAGAGAAGCGAAGATTATACCGAAGGAAGAAATCGAACCCACCGAAGCAGAATTAAAAGCAATAGAAGAAGCACCTTTACCTAAAGAAAAATTGGAGGTAGAAATTCCAAAAGCCAAAATGTTGCCCGAAAAAGGTAAAGAAACAATTAGAGGAATTGATTTTGAAAAAAATCCCGAAGTTTATCAGGCAGTTGCTAAAGCAGATGACATAATAGAAAAATCTAAATTAAATATAAAACCGACTCTTCCAGAAATTGATATTGCTATCAAAGAATTATTAGATGTTATGAAGGATACTACTTTATCAGAAAAACAAACAAAGGTAATTGATGATGCAATAGAAGGAATAAGCGTAGTTAGAAAAGAAATTGTTTCGCCTGCTAAACCAACCGAATATACAAAAGTAGAAGTTCCAAAAGCAAAAATGCTTCCGGAAAAAGAAAAACCGATGGTAGAACCTGAAGAAATGGAAAAAGTAGAAAAGGAACCTACTCCGGAAGAGATAAAGTCAGTTTTTATGGAAGAAGGAAATTTAGATACTACCACGAAAAACAGGGAAATCTTCTATGAAAAATATAACGATGTTTATGTTGAAACTAAAGAGGGTTATGACAAATTAATAGATGAAAAAGTAGCAGATTTAAAAGAAGAAGGCTTTAAGGGAGTAGATAGGGGCGGACTCAAAAGAGACGAGGAAGGAAAGGTTATCGGAGCTTATCCTGCTGTAAGTGAAAATCCTAAATGGTATAGAGATTTTTATGCACGGAATAACAAAGCACCGACCAATAAGGATTTAAAAGAAATAGCAATAGAACAATTATCAAAAGGATATACGGAAGATTATGGAGAAATACCCGCTAACCCAATATTTAATAAACTCCAGGCACAATTGGAAAGTTACGAAACTATATTAGCCGATGTTAAAAGTGGTAATTATTCTTTTGAAACCCCTAAGAATATAGATAAACTTAATAATAAATTAAATGAATTAAAAGGGGAAAATAAAAAGATTACTAAAGAATACGAAATTAAATTAAGAAACCAGATAACCGAAAGTAACAAAATATATGGCCAATTAACAGAAGAATTAAATAAACAGAAAAAAATAAGTACCAAAGAGGATATTAAGAAAATAAAGGATTTGGAAACTGAGAAATTAAAGACAGGAAAAAACATTGAAAATTTAAAGGCAAAGTTAAAAGAGATTAAAACCAAAGTTATTAAACCAATACCCAAAAGTATTAAAACAAAGATAAGAGAAATTACCGGACAAGTCCCTCAAAAAATAGAGATAGCCGAAAATGAAATCTTAAAACTTGTTTTAAGAGGTGAAGCAAAGGGAGCAAGAAAAGCATTTTCAGAAGGTAAGAAGGCAGGTATATTTACCCAGAAAGAAAAATTTGCCGAAGTAGTAGGAAGAGCAAAAGAGAGAAAAGCAGTAAGAACCGAAATAGGCAAGATAAAAGATATCCTTCAAAAGAATAAATTAAGAGAGTTGAGACCTGAAAGACAAAAAGCCATAAAGAATATTATTGACGAAATGGATATAAAAAAGATGACCGAAAAGACTAAAAGGAAATTAACTTCACGTCTTAATTATATTAAAGATAATCCGGATAATCAGATACCACCAGAGAAAATTGCCGAGTTAGAAAGATTAAACAAGAAACCTATTTCTGATTTTACTTCTGAAGATATTGCCTTAATTAAAGATGCTATTCTTCACGAAATTAATTTAAACAAACTAAAAAATAAAATCATCTTTGGTAAGGAAATAAGAGAAGCCGCGGGAGAATTAAAAGAAGCAAGAGGAAATGTCTTAAAAAGCAAGAAAATTGCAGAAGACGAAAACTCTATAGATAGTAGCAAAGCAGAAAATATGACTATTCTGAAAAGGATTAAAAACTTTTTTAATATAGACAGTTTTAATCCTGAAGTAATCTGTGAAGAATTAGACAATGAAGACCACGGAGTAATAATGAAATATGTCTTTAAGGGAATAGATAATGGAATAACCGATAAAGAAAGAATCAAACAAGAAACAGATATCTGGTTCCACGAAGAATTAGGGAAAATAGATATAACAAATTGGAGTAAGTCTTTTCAATTAAATAAGGAAGATATAGATTTTCAAGAGGTTAAATTAAGTGATGATAAAATCCTGAAAATTACTAAAGGCGAAAGAATATCATTTTTATTGCATGAAAAGAATGAGAAGAACTTAAATCATTTATTAAGTGGTGGCTTTAGATTCTCTGATAATATAGCATACAAACATAGAATAAACGAAGAAGATTTAGATATAATTACAAATAGTGCCACTCCAGAAGAAATTAAAGTAGCAGATATTTTATGGAAATTTTTTAACGAAAAAATAAAACCAGAATTAAATAAAACTTCTATGGAATTAAACGGCTGGGAAATTGCCACCGAAGATAATTATTATCACATAAGAACGGTAGCTTTAGATCGTATTAGAGACGCTTTAAAAGCACAGAGAACCTTTGATAACAAAACATTAGAAGGTATGGGGATCTTTAAAGAGAGAATTAATGCTAAAAATGCCCTTATTATCGAAGATGCCTTTAGCGCTGCTTTTAAACATTTAGAAGCAACTTCTTCTTATATCGGGTTAGCTAAACCTTTAAGATATGCTAAATTATTATTAGAAGATACGGAATTTCAAGAAAATGTTATGAAAGCATATGGGAAAGACTATCTAAAGAATCTTAAAAGGTATCTAAAAGAAATAGAAGATGACAGTATTAATTTAGATAATGCAGATAAGTTAACCGTTGAACTAATTAATAAATTAGATTCTGCAATATTGGGATTACATCTATTTGTTGCCTTTAAACAACCTGTGTCATATCTTATTGCTACTACCGAGATGGAAGCAAAATACTTACAAGAGGCAATATATATGAAAACTGATTTTGAAGAAATCAGCAAATATTCGCCTCAATTGGGACAAAGGATAAAAGGTTTTATTTTTAGAGAACTTGGAGAATTAGGAAATGTAGGTAAAACGAGACAATTCTTTTTACATAAATCACCATTAAATAGTAAATTATTAAGTGGAATCCAAAAATTAGACTCTTTTACTATAGGTAAAATATGGAATGCTGCGAAATTAGAGATAAAGGATAAATATCCAGATTTATCGGGAGAAGAATTTTTTAATAAAGTTACTGAAAGAGCAGAAGAAGTTATAAGAAGAACACAACCTACCTGGCACCCAAAGGATAGGTCAGAGGTAGGTAGAAGTAAGAGTATATGGATGAGGTTACTTACAAAATATACCTCACAACGTAATAAGAATAGGATAGCATTGAAAAGAGCCACTTTAAAATATAATAGAAGCGAACATACAGCTAAAGATAAAACAGATTTGTTAAAGCGATTTGCAACAATATTAATAGCAAACGGATTAATTATTGAAGCCATAAATGAATTAAGAAGAAGAGCTTATGGCCATGAATCAAGAAGTGTCTGGCAATATATAGTAGCCTCAATAGGGACTACTTTAAGCACTTTTTATCTCATTGGTGATTTATTTAGTTCTTTGGCGAGTAAGATACAAAAAGGAACTTATGCGGGATATGATACTGGGAATATTGTTTCAAGCTATATGGATAATGCTATTGATGGTTTGGCGGAACTCGGTAGGACATTAGATCAATTAAAAACCAGAGAAAGGTATAAATCAGGTAGTAGAAAAGGTGATTTGAAGTATAAAACAACAGCTTTAAGAGCATTAGACAAAAATGCTTCTTCTGTATTAGCACTTAAGGGGATACCTTATGACAATATAAGAAGATTAGTAATGGGTATTTGGAAGATGGCTGGAGATTGGGGGGAAACTAAACCTACAAAATTTAAAAAACCTGAAATATTGAAAACACCTGGAATATTTAAAAAACCTTCAATCTTAAAGAAAGTAGGTAAGCCTAAGGTTTTAACAAAATAGGAGAGATTTTTAAAATGATTATCAATCTTTCCAATTTTCTTTATCAAATTCCTTAGATTCTTTATCTTTTTCATTTTGCCAAATGAAAAAACCTATTATATAAAAAATTGTGGTAAGCCAAAAAGCTATATTATGAGGATTCACACTAACCGCCTCCTGATAATATTTTAAAAGGAATTGAATTAACCTTTAATAAAAATGGTAGTTCCTGAAGCGGAATTAAACTCGCAAGACCAACCAAATGCTTGAAACCAAGTTCCGCTTCCCATGATATCGTTAATAGCACATTCAAAACAAAAGGCAGTATTTACAATCGCACCACAGGGTTTCTTATAACTACCGTAGATATATGCGGTGATAACAGAGTTTTTAAATGTTCCGTAACCTGTATTCCATTCGATAAATGGCTGACCAATAATGTGAAAATTATAAATAGTAAGCGAACCAGAATTATCAGCAATATTACATTTTGCGGTTGTAACTGCACCAATGTCAAATAAAGGAGTATCAGTAAATGTAGTGGTATTAGTCGCTTTCCAGTTACCAGATAAATTAGTTGCAGGTGTGGTAACACCACCGCAACCGGATAGAAAGATAGTAAAAATTAAAAATAAAATTATAATTTGGAGAATTTTACTTGAAAATTTCATACTAACCACCTCCTAAAAAAGTATATAGCACAAAATTAGGCAAATGTCAATAGGAGTAAAGTAAAAATGAGTGATTGGAATAAAGTAGAAAAAGAAAAAGAAGATTGGATAAAAGTCGAAAAAGATAAAAATGATTGGGGCAAAGTAGAAAAGGAAAAAACAGATTTTACAAGAGTGGACAAAACCGATGTGGGTTGGCTTGTAAATGGCTGGCTTATATTTGGTTGGCTTTTAAGTTCTTTTTGGGGAATAGTAAGTAAATTATCAAATGGATGGGAAAAAGTAAATAAGGAGGATTGAAAATGGGAGTAAAAACTTTATATGAATATTTTTATAAGCTCAAATACGGGGACAAAGGCATAGATAAGGCGACTTTAGTTAATGACTGTTTAGATGTGGCAGACGCACAGATAAAAGCAAATAAAGATGGCTTAACAGGAATACATACACAGGGAACAGACCAAGGTCTTGATACTGGTGGCGAAAATGCTGTTGTAGTTGCAGATGTTAAAGACGCAGTAGATAAAAAACATGCTCAAAATACTGATACAGATTTAGACGCAACCTTTAAGACAACCTTTGTAAAGAAAACAGATATAGTCAATGTTTTAAGTGATATTACATCTCCTGGTGCAAATATAGAGGACGCAGTAACTAAGAAACACGCAAACACTTTAGACCATGCACAAAATACCGATACCGATTTAGACGCTACATTTGAAGCGACTCTTCGTTATAGTAATATCGTCAAGTGTGCCGATTATGACCACCCCGATGACGCTATTACCGCAATCGACACAGTAAACAAAACCCTACTCGTAACCGAAGCCGAAACTTGCGATATTAACTTCACTGTACCTGCAAATGTATCAGTTAAATTTGAACGTGGTGGGAAGTGGACGATTAATACTGGAATTACAGTTACTTTTAATGGACAGATTGATGCTGGTTTGTGGCAGATATTTGAATATGTGGGAACTGGAATATTGATAGGTAGTGCACAGATAGACCGAATATTCCCAGAATGGTTTGGTGCTAAAAGAGATGGGACTACAGATGATAGTGTAGCAATACAAAATATGCTTGATTATGCAATAGTGTGTAAAAAAATGATATCCTTTACTGCTGGAACTTATGTATGTACTAACTTAAAATTAAAAGCAAACGGGGATAATGGTTTAATTCAAGGTGGTGGAATGGAGCGAACAATTTTAAAAAACAATGCCGCCACTCCAATTTTAACCGACAATGGGCAGACTTATTTAAGAGTTACAATAAAAGATATAGGACTTTCGGGAGCTACTGGAACAGGAGAAGGAATGAAATTTACTGCTCAAGTATATATGTCTACCTTTGAAAACATTTATGGACAAACTGGTGGAAGTTTCATAGATATTAGAAATGAGAATAGTTGCCTTTTTACCAATATACAAGCCTACTCTCTTGATAGTGATGTTCTTGTGATACAGGGGGGAAATACCACAACGCTAATTAATTGTTATGTTCATGGTGTTCCAGCAGGAAAATGTGGTTATAGAATTTATGGTAGTCCCACTATGATTAGTTGTAATGGGATTGATGGTGAAACTACTGACCAATATTGGGGAATATTTGGAGCAACAATAGGAGAAGATGGGTTCACTCTATATGCTCACCCTACCCTTATTAATTGTAATATAGAAAATGCTTTCATTGGAATTAGATTTAAAACAGATTCTTATGCTCAATTTATACGTTGTACTATTGTTGCCCCTGCTCTTCAAAATATGATTGCATTATATTATGATTATAATACTAATTCCCCAGAAACTTTTTCAACAATTACCTTTAATAAGCAAGGTGGAACGTGGGCAAATGGATATCCTATACATTGTAAGGGTAATGCACCATTTTTGAAAATTGGTCAAACCCCAGATTATACATATTGGGATAGTAGCGTTCCCGTAGCTTATACAGTTTACGGTATTGGGCAAGACAGTGGTTATTTAAAGAGAAATATAAAAATTAATAACCCAATATTTACCACCCCAACATTAGGTGTGGCAAGTGCAACTTCTATAAATTTTGGAGATAATGCTTTGGCTGCTTATAAGACAGGAGAGTGGACAATAGGAATATCCTTCAATGGTGGGACAACAGGGATAACTTATAGTGCAAACACAGGATATTATACAAAAATAGGTAATATAGTAACCATAAGTGGACATATGGTATTAACATCAAAAGGTACATCTATAGGAGACGCTTACATTACGGGTCTTCCATTCACATTAGTAAATAATGTTGCTGGGGAAGTTTCAGTATCGTTAAGTTTCAAGGGTATAACATTTGCAAATCAATTAATTGGGAAAGTTGTGAAGAATACAATAACTATAGCCCTACAAGAAGTTACAGAAGCAGGAGCAGTAACAAATTTAACAAATGCAGATTTTGCAAATGATAGTTATATTAGGCTTAATTGCACATATAGATGTCAATAAGGAGATGAGGTAATGGATCCAATAGAATTAGGAAAAGCAATAGCTGAATATGGAACTCCAATTATAACGGCAGTCTTATTAGTCTTGGTAGTAGGCTTAGTATGGTATTTTGTAAAGCGACAGACTAAGAGGGAGGATAAGCATGATGAAGAACGGACCAAAAGACAAGATAAGCGTGATAAAGATCAGCAAGAAGAAAGGGATTATTATAGAGGATTAATAAAAAATGATCTACATAAGAACGTTGACTTGAATAACCAGAGCATAGTATTACTCAAAGATATCGGCGAGAATCAAAATAAATTGTGTAAATTAATAGAAAGTGTTGATAGGAGAATAAACGGTAAAAAGTAGGTGATAAAAATGTTAGGAGATCTTTCAACTAACTTCTATTCGTATGAATTTAGATGTCCTTGTCCTAAATGTAAAAAGAAGAAGGTAAGAGTAAGTAGCTTATTATTATTTAAACTAGAAATGTTAAGGTCTGATCTTGGCAATGAACCTATATACATAAACAGCGGTAATAGATGTCCTGAATACAATAGAAACATAGATGGGTTTCCTACTTCCCCACACATTCCTAACCCGGATGGTGAAGCTGCTGATATAAAGATGATAGAGTTAGATCCTATTGATATTGGGTTGGCAGCCGAGAAAATTGGAGGGATGAGAATAGGGATAGGGACCAACTTCGTTCATCTTGATGTGAGGAAACCTAATCCTAGTAAGTATTGGATCTATGAAAATGACATCATATATTCAGGAAACATAGAAAACGAAAGTCTATTAAGGTTTTATCAGATTATAAAAGAAGGAAAATAGATCGTGGATACTAAATTAATCATTAGAATTGTTATATTAATTATTTGCTGTATCCTGGCTTTCTTGATACCACTTGCTCCTCCTGGGGAGATTATTATTCAAGATGATAGTTGTGATGATGAAGTTTGTCCACCACCGGGAGAATAGTTGCACTAAAAATAAATTTGACTATACTATTGTCGAAAGGAGATGAAAAATAATGGGACGTTTAATATTTGGTTTTGTAGCAGCACTGTTTGGTGTATTTATAGCATGGGTAAACGGTTGGATAGAGTTTTAGAAAAAGAAATAAAATAAGAAAGGAAGGTGAAATATATGCTATTAGAATTATTAAAGAAAATTATATCAACGATCTCTCCACAGTTGAGAGAATATATCAAGGATATGCTAACTAAAATGGAAGCTAAAGCCAAAGAAACAGATAATCCATTAGATGATGTTTTAGTTTTAGTTTTGAGAATATTATTTAACGTTTAAAAGGATGATCAACCGCCTATTGAAAAAGATAGGCACTTCCGCACAACCAGACCTCAACATCAAAATCACGGTCGAGAACGTGATCACCTCCAAGGCCATCTGGCCTGACCAACCAGGTGGCTTTTTTTATTTTATTTTTTTATTAGTAAATGCTATAATGACTATACTTTTTGTAATTAAATAAAAAGTGGAGGGTGGCAGGGATGCAAATTAAGAAAGAAGATGTTATATCTTTTGAAATGGTCATTGTATTCTACTACAAAGGTTGTGAAGTCACACTAAAAAAATATAATCACATTACCACTATAAAAATGGTCGGATTGTCGGATTTAGGAAATTTATTGATAGATTCTCAAACATTTATAAAAAAATCTGGGGATGAATTAATTATTCAAGATGTTAAAAATGAAATAAGGAACATTGAAAAAGTTTATAAGACTGTTACAAACAAAGAATATGGGAATCATGATAATTTTTATTTTAAAAATATTTAAAAAGATTTGACAATTGCCTTTTTTTGTGATAACATTTTTTTATGAAAAATATCCAAGAAGTCAAAACTAATATTAATACCATAATTAAGTTAGTAAAAAATACAGATTTAAAATATAAAGATGTAGCTGAAACCTTAGATGTAGATATCGGAACTCTTTCCCGGTGGGTACAGGGGAAACATATACCTACTAGGGTTTATCATAAAAAAATCGCTGAGATTGCGAACTTTTACAAAAAGATGAAAATAGATAAAACATTATAGGACGTTCGGTAATCTTTAATTTTTAAGTGTTTTTAGGTATTACTTTACATAAGATATAATATAGGCGGTTGCCTATGACATAAAATTATGTAAAAACCCTAAAAACGAATAGAAATTATTCAAAAGATCGGACGTCACTATGATGTGATGCCCGGTCTTTTTTTATTTTGAAGGAGGTGAAAAATTTGAAAAGTGAATTTGGTAAAGGTTTAGTAGTCAATTTAGTTAAGTTTGGTGAGCATTATTCTAATGATATGTGGGGAAGGATTAGACATATTATCTTTTATCAATCTAAAACAAAAGAAGAAAGGGATTTAATAATATCTGACAATCCACCACCCGAACAAAATTATGGATATGAATTGAAAAATGATATTAAACTTTTTCTTAAATGTGAATACAAGATATATGGCAATTTTGAACAAGGAATATCACATCTGATTACACTTTGGGCTAATGGAGCAACAGACCATTTATATGAGATTGAAGCTCCAAAAGGAAAAGAATGGAATAAAATCAGGAAATTAGTAGAAGAATTGAAAGATAAAGGTTTGTCTATGGGGCATGGATTTACAAATAAAATATATGTCTATGATGATGTTTTGGAGTTATGGGATTTAACTAAAAAAATATGTATTCTGATTGATAAAAAAATAGGTTTAAAACCCGATTGGGGAAATTTTTAATGAGAAAGATAATAAAAAATTTTATTCCTACATATTGGTCTAATCAAATGCTTTATAGGTTGAGAGAAGAAGGTAAAGCAATTGAAAAAATTAAGAAAGCCAACCTTACCGAAGAAGAAAAAATTAATGCTATATTGCTTATCTACAATGGTTTATATAAAGGTGCCTACATTTATATCCGAGGTTGCCAGGAGTTTGCGCGGACGGGGAAATGTGGAACTCATACGATTGCAGATATGGAATTATAAATTGCCTGCCTTGTGGCCGAAAAGCCTGAACAGTTTAACAGGTGTGGTTACGGTACGCCCTACAGCACTACTGTCAGGGCAGGTAATTTTAGAGGTTCGGCGGTTTTTTACGCGGACCCGAGATTTGTTAATGTCAGGCCTTCGCAAGGTTGGGTTAAGGTTTTTGCCAAGACTTTGGATCTTAATTAAAGGACCTAAACGGAGGCTTGATTAAATGGAGGTAATGATGTCAAGTAGGTCAAAAGAAATTGAAAAATGTCCTAATGTTAACTGTGCAGCCCCTGTATGTCCACTGGATCCTATGAAAGAAATTTGTATCTGGTTTCCGAATGAAGAAGTCTGCAGAAAAAATTTTCCTCCGCAATGGGTCAAGAACCAAAAAAAGATACAAAAAAAGGATGGGAATCCCGATAATTATTACACTTTTCGGATGCTTTCACAAAACTGCCAAATCAGAAAGGGGATAATCGGAATCATTCCTGAGGGTATAGGTTATACCTCCGTAAAAACAAGAGAAAAAATTTGGCTAAAAGGACATCCTATTAAGAGAATCTTGAGCGAAAAAGAAAAAGAAGTCTTAAGAGAAAGATTTAAGAAGAATATCCGAAGGAAATAGCCAAAAATGAAAATTATAAGTGCTTATCTTCGAGTCTACAGCATTTGATGATAAGAGGATAGGGGATCATACCATAAGGTTTAAACTTTCGTAGAAAAAGGGGGTGAGAAATTGAAAAAGGAAAAGTTAGAGCAGTTAAAAGTAGTTTTTAAATTAATACTTGATAGTTATGAAGTCATTGGGAGTTGGAATGTTAAAGAAATAGTTAATAAGCTAGTCTATGAAGTGAAAATCAGGGGAACTGATAGAAAAGAATAATAAAGGGGGTGAAAAAGATTGTCATTAGTAGATAATTTTATGTCTCAAGTTATAGATTTAGACGAGAAAGAGAAAGAAGAGACAATATTATTTCTGGCTAAAGCTTTACTTTGTGAAAAAGATAATGATTTCGTAAAAAAGATTTCCCAGAAAGTTTTATTAGTCGTATTGCCTTTTCTAACAGATGTGGCCACAAATATTATAAAAAAGAGAGGAGGTGAAAAAATTGAAAGTGTTGGAATTGGAAAAGAATCTAAAAAAGTATAAAGATACGGAAACTGATATCGAAATACTTGAGAGAAAAAATGAAAAGTTGTGTGCCGAGAATAACATCGAAATTAGAAAGTTGGAAGAAGAAAGAAACAAAATAGAACTCTTATTAGAAGCA